AATGTATTGTCTTGCATTTCGTCCAAGTAGTGGACTTTCATTTCTTAATCGATCAATGATGTTTTGGATATTAATATTCATAATGTGTATCTCCTTTTTCTAAATATGTTTCTACAACATGAGTGAGAGTTTCATCGCTCATGTTGTAGTTGAACACACTACTATGTTATGAAATAGTGATGTGCTTTTTAAATGTTTGATTGCGAATCTTTCAGCGCTGATTTGCTAACTGAGGCACTCATTGTAATTTGTCTTCCTCCAAATGTTAGATCACTTTTTAATGGATTGACAATGTCGATTTTCCTTTCAATAAGAGGATATTTTTCACCATTAATGCCAAGTAGTGGATTAACAACCTCATAACTATCTCCTACTTTAAAATTGTCATAATTGAAATGATCAAGATGCGAAAGATCAAGTGCACTAATAGAAACACTATTGGTAATTGTTTGATTCTCTTCAATCCATCTTAGTGCTTTTTCTCTAAGTTCTTTCGGATCGTTTGTGTCAAAAATAACGACTCCTTCAACAATAGGAACATGAGGTCCTTCGATAATTGGTAACCAATCTGGATCGTTGTCATTTTCTTTAATGGTTAATCTTGGACGCGGAAAATCAGACTGAGGGTCATCATGATCAATCGTTAAATCTGCTAAACGAATGAGCCAGCGCAAGTTGGTTTCGTTTCTCCTTTTAGGCTCTTTCCAATAGTCTGGACTTTGAATCGCACCTGCATTACTTAAAGAATCAAGTGCTTCGTTATAGGCACCAAAATCATCAATAGGTGAAATCGGCTTTGGTGCAAGGAGTTCTCTTAATCCCTCAATGCTACGATCATAGTTGACCAAAGAGAGTTTGATAAGTAACTCGGGAATCCACTCTGAAAGACGATGGTCATCTTCTTCTGGTGTCCCTTCTGGTGGTGCTTGAATTTGCTCTATCCAAAATGCTTCCTCATCAGCAGTGAAAAAACCATGCTCATCTTTTAGCCAAGCAATCGCATCTTCTGGACTCATCATTAATGGATATTCAGGATCACACATTTTGTCCGACAAGCGAATCAACATTCGCAAATCTTCATCTTCGCTTAGTTCTTCTTGTTTCCAATAGTTCGGACTGTGGATGACACCAGCATTGCTTAATGAATCAATCGCTTGATAATACGCTTCTTCATCATCTAGCGTCTCTTGGATTTCTTCTCGGTAGCCTGCTATAGTAGCCTCGCCCTCTTCTCCCCTAAATCTACTTAAATTAAGTTTTGAGATGGTGATCATCAGCTGCCCCATCCAAGGTGATAGATGAGATAAATCTACATCTCTTGCTAAAAGCGGTTGTTGTTTCAATTGATTTGTCGGAAGTGGCTCTTGAATAAGTGCTGCTGCACAATCCTCACATAGATCGCAATCACAAATGCAAACGCAAACGCACTCGCAGTATTCAAAACAGTCACAAGGTTCACAATCACAGCAATCACAGCAATTTGGACAACATTCCTCTTCCTCACAATCACAGCAATCACAAGGTTCGCAGTCGCAACAATCACAACACTCACAAGGTTCGCAATCGCAACAATCACAACACTCACACTCCTCACACCCACATGAGGGTGGTGGCGGCGGTGACGGTCTTAACCATTCTTCCCAGTCAAACCAATTAAACCAACCACTATCCCCACCAAACCAATGAAGGGCTGAATCGATCGAGTTGTGATTTCCTCGTCGTGGTGATTCAGGCGAAACTGTCAGTGCTGCTAGGCGAATGAGCCATCTCACATGAATGTTACTTGCTTTGTCCTCTTCTTTCCAATGTTCAGAACTTCCAATGAGACCTGAATTACATAAATAATCTACTGCTTCATTGTAATAATAGCGACTGTTAATATCAGCTGGCATTTCTTCGTTTTCAATTGCTTCCATCATTCTTTTCACATTGCAAATGCTACAAGAATCACTTTGACATTCCTCAAGACACACACAACGATGTTTATAGTTCAGTTTTGACAAAGCGAGCAACAATTGTCCCGACCAAGGTGAGAGGCCTTCACCTTCTTCACCTTCTAAATGTTGTGAGCCAGCACCATCACGCCAGTACTTGACTTCATCAAGCCAAAACTGGGTGTTAAGAATATCTTCATCATCATTAAGAAGCCCAACCTCTCTTAGTCTGTTAATAGCTAACTCGTAGCGTTCAAGCTCTGCTCCAAGAGGAATAAGTCGTGTAAAGTCTTGGCTCGCTTGATAAGAGGATGTCATATTTTCTAAGTTAATTGCAAGTTCAATGGGCATTTCTTGGAGCGTTCCACTTTCTCGTTCATAATGTAAAACACGCCTTTCTTCCCCTTGTTCTAAGCCATATTCAAGCCAAACATACCCCCCTAATGCCTCTAAAATATGTGCTCTAATGTTTTGAAAGGTACTCGCATAGTTGATATGGTAAACATCAGTTGTCGTTGCGCAAAAGCAATCTCGATCAAAAGATACTGGAACTGACTCTTTAATTCCATGAATACAAATATCATCAATACGTTTCTTATCTTCTACGCGCCCATTATGCACACTAAGTATTCTTTTGAAATATTCTGCAACACTCACATTAACAAGTTCTTCTGCTTCTTGCATACTATCGAGTAAATAGGCGAGTTCACATTCAACCACATACGCTTTTGTTATCTCTCCGCTACTTGACATGTTCCGAGTAACGTCTACTATTCTTCCACGAAAGATAATCTTATTCTCTTTGTCTCGGATGCGAACTAAAGAAATATACGGTCTGATGTCGGCATCAAATAAGGGGTGCGTGGGAAGAAGCTCAAATTGGAAGTCATTAATGGCATTTAAAACTTCGGTCACGTTTCCGTTAGCTAGTACTGCATCTCGTGAGTAAGGGTCATGAAGTGTCTGTGTGGTAGCCCCGTGATGGAGATCAATTTCTGCAATGTACATCTAAATTCGCTCCTTTCGCCAGTTAAATAATACTGTTGTCGTACCTGCTGAGCTTCTTCGTAATCTCAACTCATTCAGCCCTAGCTCAAGTCTGAACTCATATGGGCGATATAAGGCTGCCGTACCGCTGCTTAATGGCATCCACTCATTGCCATCTTTTGATAATTCAACATCATCGACACTCGTCGTGATTTCTGGTCTCAAAACGAGTTGACTTGCATTGTATAAATGAATGATTCTTTCTTGATTTGTAATTGTAAATCTTAAGCCGTCATGAAAAGCATCAATATCAAAATTGAATGGATCAAATAAATCATCACCTTCTGTATGTCTAGCAATTTTAAAAGGGTATAAATCCATCGTGATTTCAATTCTCAAACGATTTCGGTCATAGTCGTCAGTCACAACAACTTCTTGACATTTACCCCTGTAAAAAAAATCAGGTTCAAAGCTATCATCTAGTTGTTGGTCAAATTCACGCATGAGTAGATTGGTAATTGTTGTTTGAAAATCTCGAGCAGTCCCTCTCCTACTAGCACCAAATCGGTAAAATGTGTATGTTATTTCACGATTATCATAAATTCTGTTACCGAGTATGTTTGATATATCGACAACACCTTGCATATACGGAATGCTTGTAGTCACTTCTTTTTCGCTAGGCGTATCCCCTGTTCGCTCGTGCAAATGTAGGCCAAAGCGTCGAGAATCAAAATGTCCAAACTCAATATAGTGCCTTGGCGACTGTTCAAGACTTAGCCCGTGTATCATATCTATCATTTTATTCACCTACCTTCCCCATCTTGAGTTATATGATATAGTAGCCCCAGCGGTACAGTCGTAACCGTGATAAGTTGCACCCACGAGTTCACCGGAATCCATCACAATGTGTTGACCCGCTTCTACTGCATCAATTAGACGTTCCATTAAGCTGTTTTGATGTGTTTGGTCTGGCGAGGTAATCGCAAAGTTTAAATCACGAGCTAAGTCCTGATTTGTTAACATTTTTTGAAGCCTTTGCTCCATGACCATTGCCTGCTTAATGCCACCTTCTACAAGATTGGCTGTTTCATTTATAACTGCTGCCACTCGTTGTTGTTGTTGCTTCATGCCAAGTGCAAAACCTTCCATCGTATACATGCCAAGCATCATCATGACACGTGAAGGTGAATTAATTCGTAAAGCACTAGCAACTGCTTGAGACACATCATTGGCAACGTTTCTAGCTGCGGTAACCGCCCTTTGACCCCCTGCTGAAATTCCTCTTTCAAGTCCTGTCATGGCGTTTTGTCCTGCTGTTTCTAAGCTAGTTTCTAATCCTTCAAAGAGCGTTTCAATCTGAGTAATGTTTGTTTCAGAAGTGGTATTAGCTTTTTCCATCCCAGCCGTTAGTGCAGTATTAAAACGCTCCATTGCCTCTTCACTTGACTCATTAAGTTCATCTGGAAGTTCAGCAAATCGCTCCTCCATATCCGCCGTCTTTGTATCAACGACTTCTGCCACAGCTCTCAGACGCTCATCAAAGCTTACTTCAACATTGTCAAGTCCACCATCGACATTATCTGATACGCGATCCATTCCTTCCCCGACAGATTCACCAAGGTTAACAAACGATTCTGTTGCCATATCAGAAATCTCAGCTAATCCTTCCTCAAATACATCTGTCACTTGATTAACACCTTTTTTAATCGGATCGGCTAAAGTTTTGACTGCTTCGGCAAACGCCATTGCTAAGCCCTCACCATAGTCAGTTCCAAGTGATTCAAACAGTTCAACTTTCTCAGCTAAGCGCTCCTCAACAAATGTAGAGAGTGCTTCAACGATTTCCTCTGGAACATTGACACTATTAAATCCTTCTAACAACTGTGTCGCATAGCTTTCACCTAATTCTTCAAAATCTATTGATAATGCTTGCAATTGCTCAATTACTTCTTGAAATTGCTCAATGGACTCTCCTAAGTGTTCTAAGTCAGCCATCTCTTGCGACTCCTCAGCAAAAGTTGCCATTTCTTCTAAAACTTCTTTCGCATTCGCAATTGTTTCTAGAATTTGAACATGATCAAAATCTACAGTTTCTAATTGCTTCATGGCTTCGAAGACAAGTTTAACTTGATTCAGTTTAGAAACCGCTTCGGCCATCTCAGCGAGATCTAACTCTAATTCAAATTCAGTCGCATCTAATTCTGAGAAAATGGTTCTCATTTGTTCAATTCTTTCTCCAACTGCAGCAGGATCAATCTCAGTATTTTGAATGGCTTCAATCGCCTGAGCAATTGATTTGAAATGATTCATCACCTCTTGTGCTTTTTGGGTTGTTGCCTCATCAATGGTGATTTCCGCTGCAAGTTCTTCTCCACCTTCATTTAAATAGTTAATCACATCAATCAGTTTATCAATTTGTTCTCGAATTTTATCAGGATTAATCTCCACTTCTTGAATGACTTCAATCGCCTGGGCTATCTCTTTAAAGTGATTCATGATATTACGCGCTTGTTCAACTGTTCCTTCATTAATTTGAATGTCATCAGTCAGCGATTCTCCTGCATCATTTAAATGATTAATGACGTCTTTGATTTGATCAACACGTAAGCGAATTAAATCTGGTTGGATTAAAACATTTTGAATCGTATCAATTGCCTCGGCTATCGCTTTAAAATTTTCCATCACTGCTTTTGCTTCAGCCGTTACGCTCTCATCAATATTTAGTTCTTCACCAATCTTAGGACCGACTTCATTTAAAATTTCAATCACATCAGCAAGTTGATCAATTTGAGTTCGAACTAATTCTTGATCAATTTCAACATCTTGAATCGTTTCAATCGCTTCGGCAATTCCTGCAAAGTTTTCCATTGCTTCACGTGCCTGCTCAACTACCTCCGTATCAAGGTCTAATTCATCACCAATGAGCGGACCAACTTCATTTAAAATGCCAATCACTTTAACAAGCTCATCAATTTGATTTCTAACCAAGTCACCATCAATCTCAACTTCTTGAATGCGTTCAAGCGCATCTACGATGGCTGCAAAACTATCCATTGCTTCTTGTGCAGCTGCTACGACACTAGGATCAATATCCAATTCGTTGCCAATCTTAGGGCCGATTTCATTTAAGGTTTCAATCACTTCTGAAAGTTTGTCAAGTTGCTCTCTCACCAATGCCGTATCAATTGTTATCGCTTGAATCCGATCAACAGCCTCAGCTATCGCTGCAAAATTCTCTATCGCTTCTCGCGCTTGTTCAATTGTCCTACCGCTAAGTGCACCACTTATGAGTCTTCCAAGTGAACCTCTAACACCTTCACCTGATGATTGTAATACACTAACAACGCCTTGAAGTTTATTAATTTGCGAGTGGATCAACGCCTCACAAATCTCAACAGCTTGAATGCGATCAATAGCCTCAGCTATCGCTGCAAAATTTTCTATCGCCTCGCGTGCTTGTTCAATGACTTTGTTGTTGATTGCACCACTGAGTAGTCTTTCAATTGAACTACCAATATCTTCACCTGATATTTGTAGCATACTAATTGCATCTTTAATTTTTGTGATATTTGCCTGGACAGCTGATTCGTTGAAGCTGACTTTTTCAATTTCTTGCAGTGCCGCTCCTGCATCAGCGTAGTTTTTAGCAGTTTGCACCAGGATGGCAATTTGAAATGCCCCAGCTGCTGCTCGCAAAAGACCAAATACCGAACCAACAGAACTCGATGCTACAGCTCTTAGCGCACTGATAAGCTCTGAGATTTTGTTTTTTACACTACTCATATCATCAGGAACTTTTCTATTGACCTTATCAATGGCCTCAGCAGCTTTAATTAAGCTAGTTGCAATACCGATAATGAGTGCTTGACCTACAAGGATAATGGCACCAATCCCACTTTTAACAAGTAGACCCATTACTGCACCAAAAGCACCCATCGCAATGATGGCTGCTCCCATCACAGCAAGCTTTTGCACAATTAGCCCTAAATCATCAGGAACTTTATCATTAATTTTCCCCATCGCCTCAGCTGTAATCAAAAGTTGGTTCGTGATCATCTCAACAATGATCAACCCTTTTTTTAACTTTTCATCAAGTAAGGCAGCTGCAACGGCAACGACACCCATACCTCCGATTGCTAGTGCCATCACACCTAGTTTTGGTGCTATTTCTCCAAAGTCTGGTACACTTTCGTCTACTTCTTTCATGGCTTTTGCTACATTGACTAGTTGTTCAGCTATCTTTTCTACAACGATCAAACCGTCTATGATTCGCTCAGAGAGTGCATCAGCTGCGACGGCAACAATACCCATACCTCCGATTGCGATTCCCATGACACCTAGTTTCGGTGCTATTTCCCCAAAGTCTGGTACATTTTCATCTACTTCTTTCATCGCTTTTGCGACATTGACCAGTTGTTCAGCTATCTTTTCTACAACGTTCAAACCGTCTATGATTCGCTCAGAGAGTGCATCGGCTGCGACGGCAACAATACCCATACCTCCGATTGCTAGTGCCATGACACCTAGTTTCGGTGCTATTTCCCCGAAGTCTGGTACATTTTCATTTACTTCTTTCATCGCCTTAGCTACATCGACCAGTTGATTAGATATTTTTTCTACAATAATCAAACCGTCTATGATTTGCTTAGAGAGTGCATCGGCTGCGACGGCAACAATAGCCATACCTCCGATTGCCAGTGCCATCACACTTAGTTTCGGTGCTATTTCTCCAAAGTCTGGTACACTTTCATCTACTTCTTTCATGGCTTTTGCGACATTGACCAGTTGATTAGATATCTTTTCTACAACAGTCAAACCTTCTATGATTTGCTCAGAAAGTGCATCGGCTGCTACGGAAATGACCCCCATACCACCTACTGCAATTGCCATGGCACTTAATTTTGGTGCTATTTCTCCAAAGTCAGGAACGCTATCATCAACTCGTCTCAACGCTTCTGCTGTCTTAATGAGTTGCTTACTAATTTCTTCAACAACTTTTAAGCCTTGAATCGTACTTGATGAAATACTACTTACTGCTGCTGTTACAACACTGATTCCACCAATTGCTACCCCTAAAGTCTGCAATTGTGAACCAAGATTACTTAAATTGACTGAGACTGTAAAGTTATCTATATTTTGAACACTCGTTTGTAAAGCACTAAGCGCTGCTTCTATTTCTCTTACGTCCTCAGTAATTTGTGCTGCTACTTGTTTAATCGCCATTTATATACCTCCTTTTATTTTATAATATATCATAAAGTTATAAAAATAAGATTTAATTGATTCTATATCATCATTTCACTTATGGGTAAATTATCCAAAGAAAACGTCTGCTTGGTTAAATATTTCCGGATGGTTATCAATTAGCTGACTTAAGGCTGCAATAACTGAAAATGGTAACATATGTTGACCCAAGTGATCATTAATGCCTAAAAATGTGGCAACTAAGTTGTACATCGCCAAATGAATTTCTTCATCAGCATGAGCGAATAATGAAATCATTTCTTCTTTACTTAACGCTTCAATATCTCCAGCTTCTTTTAAATTGTTAAAAAACGGTAAAATTTTGAAAATCGCATCCACGATTTTTAAATCTGAATGTGTGGCCATTGTAATGCCATCAAAATTAAGTGTGAACGTGCAGTACTGACCGACAGTTTGTGCACCTTTTGGTAATTCTTCAAGGTCAGTTTTTAACATCCGAAACTTAATTTCATACTTTCCACTGTCAACTACTGCGCTACGTTCACTATTAGTAACAGCCAACTCTTGATCTTTTTCAACTAAGAATGGGTGGTGTTCTTGATTCATTTTTTTCAGTTTAATTTCTGTTGTCATATTAATCTCCATTTCGTGCCAGCCCGCTAAAGGCACATATAATCGTAAAAAGAGTGAGCGGAACACTCATTTTTTATCATTGATAAATAAAAAATATTGAAAGTGCGTTAACCTTAGCTTTAAAACCTCAATCAATGGCCATCATAAGCTTAGCTTTTATTACCTGTGTTCACCTTCAACATCATTTCTTTTAAAGTACTATATTCTGGCGTGTTTAGTAGACCCATTTCTCTCTTCACCTTTTTCTCATTTGGATTTGAGAAGAATTCATCAAAATTACGAAAATAAGGTACGGTCTTCTTTCCACGTTGCTTCGTCGCTTTTGCTTGCACATTTAACCATGCTCCCGCATGTAAGTCACGTTCTTTGTCAATGAGTTGCAAGTGAACTGCTTTCATCATTAGAAAGTATTGCTTCAACGTAACACGACCTAATTTGATCGGATCGTAAAGATGACAATAGCGCATGATTTCGATTTTAATATTATCAATGCTGCGACTTTCCTCTTCTACTTCTTGTTTGCTTTCTGATTCAGTAGCCCTAGCTTCTTCATCGTGAAACGGGTTGTCGGTGACTCCCCTAAGTGTTGAAAAAAATCGGTCATTAACACCTCGATATCTGCATCATTTTCAATGTATTTCTTAATGACTTCTATTTTGGGCTTACTGCCTGTAGCTGCTCCCGCTAGGATTAAATCTATTAAAATAAGGGGATTTCCTAATTCAATTTGAGCGATGGCATACGTTAAGCCTTGCCCTAGCTTAAAACCATTTTGTTCAATGTAGTATTTATCGTCTAAATATGCAATAAAATCTAGTCCAAAGTAGAGCTCATAGTCTTTGTTTTCAATTGTTAAGTTCATCCTTTTTCTCCCTCATGTTTTTAATATTTTATTGAAATGCAGAGGCAACACGAAGTCGCCCCTGTATTTCTTTTACAAAACTAAAATTAAGGTGCAATGATCGTATCAGCAAATTCATACTGAACAACTGTTGATTGATCGAGTGATAACGTTGCATTGCCGCGAACGCCAGTTCCATTGACAACAATTGACATTGAAATTTCAACGCTATCCTCTGCACCAGCTGACTCACTCCACTCAGTTAAGTAACCTTGTAAGTAAGTTGCTGGGAATTGGTCGCCTCCTGGTACAGTTGGTTCTGTTTTATCAATGTCCCACAGCTCGATTAATTCTCCGTTTAAAAATGCATCATAAATTTTTTCACGTACAACATCGTTATGTGCTAAAAGTGTCTCTAAAGAGTATTCCACTTCTAACTCTGACAATGAGTTGATGTTTCCATCTTTCGTAATGGTTGCTTCTGCATCTCTTGACATTGACTTTTCATGGCTTGTTTGGAATGCCATGCGTCCTGCTGTCACCTCGTGACGTAATGAGAATGGTCTCATTAACATAATTCTATTTGCGCCTCTTGCTGGTGTAATTTGTGCCATAATAATTAACTCCTTTTAATTTAAAATTTTGTCGCACGCCCATTTGGGTCTTGTGTTTGTTTAGATTTATTTTTGTGCAGTTTAAGGTTTCTTTGCTCTGTTTTCTTTCTCCATCTCTTAGGAGCAATTGCAATCACCTTAACTAGCACTGTTTGATGCTTATATTCAATTTGTATGACCTAGCTAGGGTCACATGTTAACATGCAATCGTTTAACGACTTATTGAGGTCGGGAATCTGCCCCCTACTTATTAGCCTTGGGAACATGTAAAATGTGACGTTTTCATCAAACTTTTTTGTGAAAACGTTTTTGTTTTAATTCTGATTAAAAAATACTTCTTCATCACAAGCATGACGAATTTTAGAAAAATAGAACAAAATGCAACGATCGGATCATGTATGAAAATATAAAAGATGCGCAAGATAAAAGCATAAATAGCAACATGTTTATAATAGGTGATTTAAAAAGTTGATGAAGAGGTGAAGGCTTTATGGTGAAAAACAGAAGAAAAGCAACCCTTGTTGGTGTGATGCTCGTCGTCGTTATCTTACTAACAAAATATGTGATTTTTATGAATACTAATTTTTTTACAAGAGATTCGGTAGATGACTTACCAGATGATGACATTTCAGATGATGAAAAGGAGATCTTTATCCCACCAGTACCAACCTTTGACGATGTTGCTTCAGTAGTCTCAGAAGATGCGATTACAGTAACAAGTGCAAGACCCACTCATGATGAGCCAATCATTATCGAACCTTTTCCCCTGAACTAGTGTTTCATAGGCCTTAACTTAATGGACTAGAATAAAAAAAACGACCATAAAATGCTAAAATCACATTCTATAGTCGAAAAAGAAAAACCATGGAGTAACCTACTACCTGCAAGTAGTAGGTCACATCCATGGTTCATGCTATATCTAATCACTAAGTGGCAGCCCGTTTATTATACACATCTACCGCTACGGCTAAGAGTAACACCATTCCCATAATCGCTTGTTGCCAATCAACACCAACGCCAAGCAGCGACATACCATTGTTAATGATCGCCATAACCAAACCACCAATAATCGCACCCATCACCTTACCAACCCCACCTGAGGAGGAAGCACCACCGATAAAACAAGCGGCAATCGCATTGAGTTCAAATAACTCACCCGCTGAGGCAGTAGAAGCATTTAATCTGGCTGCAAAAATTAAGCCGGATAATGCGGCTAAAACACCCATGTTAACAAATGTCCAAAACACGACCTTTTGCGTTTTAATCCCCGATAATGCGGCTGCTTTTGCGTTACCACCAATCGCATATAAATAGCGTCCTACTTTCATTTTTGTAGTTGCAAAGTAGTAAATAACGATCAAACAAATGAGAATAAATAACACATTAGGAATCCCAGCATGAGAAGCAAGCGTATAGCTAAATGCCATGACTACTGCAAAAATAACCACAAGTTGCACCACAAATGTAGGGAGCGCCTGGACCTCAAATGAATAAGACAGCCGCTTTTTTCGCGCCAAGATCAGAATAGCTGCGATGACTGTTGCAAAAAGCACACCAACAAGTAACGTTGTGACGTGAATGCCTTCGCTACCCAACACGTCTGGAATAAAGCCGGCACTTAATGATCTAAATGACTCCGGAAAAGAAGCCACTGTTCGCCCGCCTAATGCGACAATCGTTAACCCTCGAAAGATCAGCATCCCAGCGAGTGTAACAATAAAGGCTGGTACTTTAATATATGCCACCCAAAACCCTTGCCATGCGCCGATGATGCCACCGATTCCTAAACAAAGGATGATCGCAAGCATTGGATTCATCTGTTGATTAATCATTAAAATGGCGGCGATTGCACCAGTAAAGGCAGCAACTGAACCGACAGATAAGTCGATATGCCCCAAGACGATGATCATTAACATCCCAATGGCTAACACTAAAATATGACTATTTTGCAAAATAACATTCGTTACATTTAATGGCCTCAAAAAGACACCATTCGTCAAAACTTGAAAAAGCGCACCCACGGCAATTAAAAAGAGCACCATGCTATACTGTTTAATTTGTTGCAAAAAAGCGACCTCTCTTTTTTGTTGTCCTTGATTATGCTGCTCCATTCTTAACACTTCCTTCCTACGTTCTAGAGGTCAGAGGGCGGAGGGCGGAAGTCAGAAAAAAATACAAACATAGATTCTTTTAACTAGTCCGACCTCTGACCTCTGATCTCCAGAATATAGATTCTTTTAACTAATCCCACCTCTGACCTCTGATCTCCAGAATATAGATTCTTTTAACTAATCCGACATCCAACCTCTCACTTCTAGAAGTCAGAAATCGGAGGGCGGAAGTCAGAAAAAATACAAATATAGATTCTTTTAACTAGTCCGACCTCTGACCTCTCA